GGTCACAGTGTAAATTTTGAGTTAGACGGAGACATTATGGATGTTTACGAGACTTACAAAGCTAGGTACCGCAACGGCGAGCGATGTTACCCAGTTTTTAGAGCTTCTCTGAAAGACGAGCCTGTTAAGATTGGTAAGCTCAAAGTCCGAGTATTTCAAGCCGCTCCAGTTGCCTTGAAGATGTTATTGAGAGAGTACTTTCTTCCAATTGCTTCTCATCTCAGTATGTTCCCATTGCTGAGTGAGTGCGCTGTGGGGGTTAATGCCTTTTCACAAGAGTGGGATGAAATGCATCAGCATATAGTCGGGAATGGTGAGTCTAGGATTGTTGCGGGCGATTATAGTGCTTATGATCAACGCATGCCAGCGTCCTTAACGGGTGCTGCTTTTAGTGTTTTGATAGAGTTGGCTGAACAAGCGGGGTATACCCTTGATGATCTCACCATTATGAAGTCTATGGTAGCCGATGTAATTTACCCATTGGTAGCTTATAATGGTACGTTAGTGCAATTTTATGGCAGTAATCCATCGGGTCACAATTTAACGGTATATATTAATTCCATAGTGAATTCCTTGATTTGCCGGTGTGCTTTTTTCCGTGTGTATCCACATCATAGTAATTTTAGATCAGCTGTCTCTATGATGACGTATGGTGATGATGATATCGGTAGCGTCCACGAAGATTTTGGGGATTTTAATTGCGTGACAAAGTCTGATTACATAAATTCTATAGGTATGAAATATACACCTCCGGATAAAAGTGGTGACCACATACCCTACATGAATATGGTGGATGTTGATTTTTTGAAAAGAAAGTCCGTGTTTAATTCTTCATTGCATCGGCATATGGGAGCTTTGGATAAGGCTTCCATATATAAATCTTTGCACGTACGCATGCGATCTACGGAGATTTCGGACGAGGCATGGGCTGGTGCTGTGGTCGATGGTGCATTGCGCGAGTTTTTCGCACATGGGGAGCAAGATTACGAGATTTTTCGGTCACAGATGGTTCAGGTGGCCGAAGACTGTGATTTTGCTGTCCATTCTATAAATCTTAGCGTATCTTACGCTGAGATGTTAGAAAAAATAGAACCCCATTCCAATTGATTACTCTACGGGAGTTGACGTTTTCTGTAGTGCTTTGGTTTGGAGTAGTCGAATCTTTCGACCTGGGGTTATGAGTAAATCCCCGGGTTTAAAAATTTTACTCGAAACTAAATTTAATAATGAAAACCAAGGGAGTAGTAAACCCTTTACAAATTCAAATGGTGGTATTCCACAAGGACTGGATGGTCCGAAACACAATAGAGTTAGCTTCGCTCTGGAGGACACATTGCACGAGTATAGTGTGTCTTCTGAAGAAAGCGAGAATACTGGTTCCCTTAGGCCACGCAACTCACTATCTTTGTCTAGCAATAGTGATTGCATGCCTGAGTTTACTCGTATTCGTCGCGCTTCTCGTACTCTTATTTATTTAAAGTACGAAAGTCAATCCCAACTTGATGGTGCAGCTTCAGATTCAGTGGATGCTAATATAGTCCATTTTGAGGATTATGCTGCAGGTTATGAAGAAGGTTATATTTCTGCTAGAGACGATACTTTTTATGCTCCAGATTCTTCTGACTTCGATTTAGGAAAATATTTTGCTAGACCCGTACGAATTGCTATTTTGCCGTGGACAGTTGGTACAGCTTTCCCTGGTTCTAGACTGCAAGTTTTTCAGCGGTATTGGACGAACAAGCACGTAGTCAATCGATTGACTACATACAGAAATTTAAAGTGCGACATGTGTGTCAAGATAGTTGTTAATGGCACACCTTTTCATTATGGGATGTTGATGGCTAGCGCTTTACCAGACAAGCGTGATGACGATTTTTTGAATACGAATACTACGGAATTAGGTGCAGTCCGCGGTTCGCAAAACCCACATATTTTGATTGATCCTACATCGTCATCTGCTGGTTGTTTGCGTTTGCCGTATTCTAATAAGGATAACGCTTACACAGTAACTGGTACATCTTTAGTGGTAGCTGGAGAAGTCGCCATTCGTGAGGTTGTCCCATTGGCTCACGTTTCTGGGGTGATTGAACCAGTTACTATATCTGTTTTTGCTTGGGCGGAAAACGTCGTCTTGGGTGCTCCAACTTCCGTAGCCGCTACTGGATTGGTGGCCCAATCCGGTGACGAGTATG